GTATGATACGGCGGTGATTCGCGCCCATCAGGCAGCGGACTGGCAACAGTTCGAGCGGGAGAAGGACGTGCTGCCCAACTTGAAGTGGATGCCGAGCACCAGTGCGCACCCCGGAGCGGACCATCGTGTTTTCTGGGGGACGGTCCGTGCCATCAACGATCCGTTCTGGAGCAGCCATCGTCCCGGCGACCGCTGGAACTGCAAGTGCTCGCTCTCGTCTACCGATGAACCGGTTACTCAGGTGCCGGACGCTGCGCCCTCTGACGAGCCGCAGAATGGATTGGAAAACAATCCTGGAGTGGACGGAAAGGCGTTCTCGGATAGTCATCCGTACTTCCCGGCGAACTGTGCGTCGTGCGACTTCTATAAAGGAGATAATACTGGTTTCACTAATCGTGTAAAGGATTGCTACAGCTGCAAACGTGCTGACCAGCATCTTCCTAAATCACAGGATATAAAAAAGGAATTAGATACTCAAAAGAAGCTCATAATAAAGAACTCTGAAGCAATTCGTGATATTAAGTGTCCTAAACTAAATACAGGCGCATACTATCAATCTAAAGAGACCTTAAAGAGAGGAATCTATCATGCGAAAAACTTGGAGGAAGCAAAAGTCTTTGAGCATATCTCTGAGTATCTTAATGAATTAACATACGTGAGAATAAGCCCTCTTGGGGAAGGCAAGGATTTAACAAAAGAAGAAGACCGGAATAATATAGCAAAGAAAATTAATAGAGGGGTAACCAAATATGTCATCTACAATTTGAAAATTGGGGATGATATTTGGGAACTCAAGATGGAAGTCTTCAAAGATAAGAATGAAACGTTATACAATGCGTTTAAAAAGAAGAAAGGATAAATAGCTGTCCAGTGGCGATCAACAATCGCGTTTTAGGAGTCAACTAAATATCCTTACGCTGCAAATATACGAATAAAATTTGATATCCAAACATTTTAGCCAAAAAATATCGCGATGAACGAAAAAGAATTCATAAATCGTCTAAAATCGAAGCAGAGGGAGATAGAGAACCTCGCCAGACGACGCTTGCCCATCATTGTGGGCCGTATGGCGAAGGACCACTTCCAGGAGAACTTCCGCCAGGGCGGTTTTGTGAACGGAGGCATCCACAAGTGGCCCGACTCGAAGCGCCAAAGCTCCGGCTACAACAATGCAGCTTCGCAGTACGGCCCGTTGCTCTCGTCCCGCCGCCACCTCTTCAGCAGCATCAAATACACACCAGGTAATGGCAGCGTCGTCATCAGCAACGACCTCCCCTACGCCGCCATCCACAACAAAGGTGGCACCATCAGCGTCAGCGTCACGCCCAAGATGAAGCGCTATGCCTGGGCCAAGTACTACGAGACCTCCGGCAAGAAGAGCGACACCACCGGCAAGAAGAGCCGGAAGAGCAAGGCCACCCAAGCGGCGGATGCAGCGCAGGCAGCCATGTGGAAGCGACTTGCACTGACCAAGAAGACCTCGCTGCAAATCCATATCCCGCAGCGCCAGTTCATGGGAGACAGCAAAGAGCTGCGCGAGAAGATTAGCCGGCGAATCGACGAAGAATTAAAGAACCTGTTAGAAAAATAGAATTATGGCAGCACTATTAAACGAACTGAAAGAACATGTGGCCCGCATGATGGGCGACGACGTCCGCCTGGTGGACGAAGACTACGGCCAACTGGAGGCCTTGCAGTATGGCGAGGACCAGTACCCCGTCACATTCCCCTGCGTGCTTATCGGAACGCCGGAGACGGAATGGAAATCATTGAAAGAGGATGTGCAGCGTGGCAACGCCGTGCTGTCCGTGCGCATCGCCTTCGACTGCTACGACGACTCCTACTATGGCAGCGGGCAGGAAGACGCGGCCGAGGAACGTGCACGCATCGTCAAGAAGTTGAATACGGTGATTCACGGATGGAGGTCGGAGGACACCAGTGCAATGACGCGACGTCGCAGCCGTGGACAAGCCTTGCCACGGGGCGTCAAGGTCTATGAGACCGTCTACGAAGTGAATATGAACGAATCGGTGGCGTTAGAAGAGGGATAACTGCGCGTTGATGCCTCTCAGCCCGTCCACGACACGAGGCTCGGCACTGGCGTTGATGATGTTGTAGAACGTCTTCTCGCAGATGTGGTACTTCGGCCAGATATAACGACGCAGAATCTCACGATTCGACAGCCCCGAACGGCTGTGCTCGTCGTAGATCCGGATAACGTCCTCCACCCTGTAGAGGTAGCTTAAGCCGACAATTTTACCGCTTTTTCTCATAAATGGTTCCGATGAATGTTTTCATACGCAAATTTATGAAAAAATGCGCATTTCAGCAATTATTCGGTGATATTTTCACCGTTTTAGTACAGAAAAAGCCCGAAAGACGTTGAATCTTCCGGGCTTCTTTCGTTTAAATAAATTTTTCTATGCCGGGACTCTCACCCGGCCACGCCCTCACGGGTTTTGTTTTGTCAAATTCCAAATCTTACCTTCCGTCTTGCTCACTGCGCGCTCCATGCACTCCATGGCGTTGAGATCAGAGGGGTCGACGGTGAAGGTTACGGCCACCAGGCCGGGCGTCTTCGCCTTCCTGAAGGTGATGGGGAATGGCTTGTCGTACATGGTCCAATAGCTCAGGAATTCCAACGACCTTGACTCGTCGAGCTGCACGGCCACTTTCTGCGGACCGAACAGCGATGGCTGGGCACTCATACCTTACGGGCTATATCGCGGTGGACAAACGTGCCTGGCTTGTAAGGCTGCACGGTAAACTCTATCACTCCGCTCACTACCACCCGGCCGCTGCCCTCGCAATCGGGGCAAACCTCGGAGTGCTCCTTCTCAAGGTCGTCGAGGAAGCTATGGACCCCCGTGCCCTTGCAGGTGGTGCAAAGCGTAATCTTCGGATGCTTGTATCGGCGGCTTGTCTGAATATTATTGCTGTTTGTATCTATCATTTCGTTACTTGTTTTGTTTGATAATACTTCCATCCGTTCAATCTGTACAATTCTTTGCGGGCTTCCTCGTAGGAGTCGAATTCGCCGACGGCGTCCCCACTGGAGAAGACGCCGTCCCGCTGCCACCGGATGATGCGGTAACGGTTGCGAAAACGTCTGATTGAGTAATCAGAAAGCCGCTGACTCGGGCATCTCATCTTCTTTCTTCAGTTCGATAAAGAAGGTCTCGTCCTGCACCACCTCGATGCCAATCTTCGGGAAGAGGGATGCCACCTCCTCCTTGCCGCGGTCGGCCAGCAACTTGTCCTTGGCCGTCTCCTCGGTAGTGCGGATGTATCCGGGGAGCAACTCCTTGCACAGGTTGGTCACGGCTGCCCAGGTGAATCCCTTCAAGGTCTTCAGCTTGGGCGTGCCCGTGCGGAATCCAAACACGCCATGGGCGCTCTCCACGCTCTTGCGCTTGCTGAAGAGCGTCTCCTTGTTCTCGGTGGCATACGACTGCAGCACCTCGAAGCTCTTGTCGCGCTGCGCGCCGAGCTCAGCCAACTTGTCGGCGTAATGTTCACGGATGCGGGTTATCTCCTGGTCCATACGGGCGGTGGTTTCCTGCACCGCTGCGTCTGCCGATGCGTAATCGGCGAAGGCCTGCTCGGCCTGTTCACGGGTAACACCTGTTACCACTGTTCTCTTAACTCTTGCCATAATGCTTTGTTTGTTTTTAAAGTTATTGTGTAAAAGGTCACTCAATCGTCCAAATCCTCGACGCTGACGCCGTACTCTACCGACATGGCCGTGCGCAGGCGCTCGTCGATGCGATCGATCAGTTCGTTGTAGATGGCAATCTGGTCCACTCCGGAGAATCCGGAAATCTGCTCTTCGATGTAGCTGGCCAGTCTTTCGGCCACTACGTTGTGATGTTCTGTCATAATCATTCTATTTTAAAAAGTGAAACATTCAGGCTTCCGCGCTCTTGTGGGTGATCAGGAAGCTCACCTTGCTGCCGGCTTCCTGCGTGTGCGGTCTCAGTCCGCCCTTGCGCTGGATGGCGCGCAGCTTGCGGTCTATCTCATCGAATTCCGTCATTCGGATCTCTCGGAAAGGCTTTCCGGCGATGCGGGGATTCATGCAGAACTGGTTGATGACTCCCCAGTCCGAGGTGTTCACGCCCAGCAACTGCATCAGATGCAGGGTGCAACTGCGGCGTCTGCGCATCTCCAGTTGGTATCGGAG